AGCCATGTCTAAGGTGTTTATAGTCAATAAATCCTTCCATGACTTTACGGAGGCTAAAAAGTATGGAGAGGTAGTCTTCCTAAGTGAGGGTCCCTTGGATCGTTACGAAGTCAACAACATGGCTAGGCAGTTCAAAGAGTTATTCAAGGGATCTTCACCTAAGGACTACATTGTCTTGTGTTCGTTTAGTTCAATGAATGCTATAGCTTGCACCATATTCGGATGTATGCACGGGACACTTAACTTATTGCTTTTTAAGCAAGGGAAAGGATATATTGAGCGCAACTTGGTATTATGACTACTACTTGACATTCACCTTGTAGTTGTGTTACAATGGACAAATAATGAAAGGAGCAAAAGCCAATGATTACTGAACGAACTCTTCGTAACTGGAGAAGGGATGCACTACAGAAGCTCCATAATCCTCTTTTAATCAGCACTGGAAAAGAAACCAACATTGTAGTCCTTCTTGAAAAGGAATACTGTGAGCGAATCCTTCGACTTACTCAAGAGCTAATGGATCAGAGATTACTAATGAAAGGTGGAAAAAGCTAATGTCAATAGAATCCAATGATGTTACTGGATCACCTATGAAAATTGAAGAGCTTAGAAAGCTCGTTGCTACCATACAAGCAGAGGCAGTCAAGGGAGACCATTCTCTATTATTTAAGGATGGTACGCCGGCTATGATGGTATGGTTTGATCTGAATGTAGCTTTGAAAGAGCTGATTTACTTACGTGAGGCAATAGAAAAGAATAAGAGGGGGAAAAGCTAATGAAAGAGAAAGAAAAAGTTCACTGTGGAGATTGTAAGTTTGCTGAGTCCTTCTCAGATCCTAATCAGATAGGTGTACGAGCTCTTTACTGCCACTTCAACCCACCTATGCCAGTAATGATAGTGGGTAAGCATGGACAGATGGGAGTTAATGGAGTGTGGGCTCCTACCACTCTAGATCAATGGTGTGGAAAGGGAGAGAAGGAGGTAAAGATACAATGACTTTCTCTCTCTCCACTCACGATGAGTGGTCTATCCTCGACTCTTCTAAGATAGATACCTACCTCACCTGTCCTCGACAGTACTTCTATGAACACACTCTTGGCTGGAGAATGGACATTCCCTCACATGACCTGTACTTTGGCCAAGCTTGGCACATTGCCAGGGAACATCAACTCCTCTATGGTTACGAAGACGTAGAGGGAGCATTCGCTAAGTTTCTAGCCTATTACCGCCTCAGATTCGATGAGTCAACTGATCCTATCTATGTTCCAAAAACTCCAACTGGAGTACTAAATGCTCTACTAAAGTTTGACCAAGAACAAAGGTTGGATCTTGTAGTGAATAAGGTAGTAGAAGTAAACGGAGTTAAGCTCACTGAAATCTCTGGAATGGTTCCTATAAGTGATAGGAGAGTTCTCTATTACAAAATGGACACTCACATGCAGAGGTACAGCGATGGGAAGATATTCTCCTGGGATCACAAAACTACAAGTGAAAAGTACATCAACAATGACACTTGGGCTAATCAATTCTACTTGTCCATCCAGAATGGAACCTACACTCACTGTCTCTACTGTCAGTATCCTATTGAGCAAGTACTTGGAGTGGAGTTTTGTGGAACTGGATTTGCCTATCTCCAGCGTGGATCAAGTGGACGTTCGGCTGGTTATCATGCTACTCTCCGTCGAGTACCTGCCTTCAAGACTCCTGACCAACTAAATGTCTGGCTATGGACGGTAAACAAAATAGCAGACGAAATAGATAGGGACATGGATCACTTACACCACTGTAGTGACTCAGATCCAGTTCTAATGGCCTTTAGACAGAATCCTAAATCTTGCACTGGATACAAAGGTTGTGTCTATCATGACTTCTGCTTGTCATGGAGTAATCCATTACAGAGATGTTCAATTCCTCCCATTGGATTTAGGGAAGAGTTCTGGAATCCGTCGAATATTGAAACTAGGATTAGAAAAGACTTGGAGTGGCCGAAATGAGAATAAGAATAAGAATAGATGAGATAAAAGAAGTCAGTAGGAAGGCAAAAACTTGGGTCAAGGTGGCTGACACTGGTAATATGCGAGATGGAGGATCAGTGTATGACTGGTCTCCAGAGATATCAGTGACAGAGACTAAAACTGACACTATCTTTGAGCAGACTTTGGATGTAGATAATATAAGGCCAATAGTTGCAGTTGCCAATAGACTGGAGACTCCAAAATGAGTGGAGAATATTCTAAATGCAAGAGATGTGAGAAGTTCTATCTGGCGGGTTTAGAAGAAGCCATGCATATTCACTTGGATAGGTGGGTAGACATTGACATCGGCAGTTCTGTAGACCTATGCAAAGAGTGTTCTGAGCTATTCAAACTATTCCTCAAAAGACTGGAGACTAGATGACCTACACTTACCAGAATGAACTCCAACGAGTCAAAGAGTACTACGCTGGTGATCCCCTACAGAAGAGATTCTCAGCTCTAATCTGTGGAGAATCTGGCTCAGGTAAAACCTATCTCCTCAGAAGTTGCCGCCGTCCTATTCATGTAGATTCCTTCGACCCAGGTGGAACTAAGTGTCTACGAAAGTGGATTGACTCTGGAGATGTAGTAGCTGATACTCAATGGGAAGGTGATGATCCTTTCGATCCTACTCGCTTTGACAAGTGGATGAAGGCTATTGAACTTAGGTTCCAAATTGGCTACTTTGATCACTTTGGGACTTACTGTTTAGATAGTGCAACCACCTGGGCAGCATCAGCTATGTACTCACAACTGAAGTCGGCTAATAGAGCTGGTGAGGTTCCTAACTGGGGCAAGGACTATGTTCCACAAAAGAATGCAATGATTAACTACATCACCAAACTCATGCGTCTGCCCTGCGATTTTATTCTAACTGGACATCTTCAAAAGCATGAGAGAGTTCTTAGTGTTGATAATAAGACTGGAGTTGTGAATTCTATTATCGAGTATAGGTTCATGACTACAGGTCAAGCAGTAGTAACAATCCCACTACTATTTGACGAACTATATGTCCTGAAAACCAATGAAACTTCAAGTGGATTAGAAAGGAGACTACTAACCGAAGCTCAAGGTGAATATGTAGCCAGATCACGTCTAAAGGCGGATGGTAAGTTGGAAGTAGAAGAGCCTGCAGACATTAAAGGACTTCTCAAGAAAATAGGATTATCTTGGGAAGACAAGCCAAAACTGGAGGTATAAATGAAAGAAGACAGTGTGAAAGGGAGACCTAGTAAGATAGTAACTCAACCAGCTCTACCAAAATCTTGCGTAAATGAGGCGAGAGATTCACAGGTTGTAACTCAAATGATTATACTAGACTCACGTACTAGTGCCTTAGCAGATGCACTGCAAACTCTTGAGAATAAAATCTCTCCAGTCCTTAGAAGCTCATCTCCTGAAAGTAGTTCCCCAGAGGAGAAGTTGGATCTTGTGCCTCTTGCTGGAGAAATTTGCAAGTGCAATCTTTCTCTTGCTGAATCCCTATATAGGGTTCAAAGTATGTTGGATCGTCTGGAGCTTTAATTCCAGATCATATGAAATTCACACAAACTAACAATGAAAGGAGTAACTGTGTCACCAGAGCAGATAAATGATATCTTTACCTACCATAAGCCAACTGGAGATCAGTCAATTAGATACGAAAATCTAAGAACTATGGCTAGAGATTTAGCAAGACTGATCAACGATAGTTGTCCAGAATCAAGAGAGAAATCTCTTGCATTTACTAACCTTCAACAAGCTATCATGTGGGCTAATGCCTCAATAGCTATCAATGAGAAGGAGAAAATCTAGTGTCACCTCTAATGGATTTTTCAAGTATGGAAAAGGAAATTAACGACGCTCCTGAGCCTCGAGTCCTTAACAAAGGAGAAGAAGTGCAGGTGCGGATCATAGCTGTAAACACAGGAATCAGCGAGAAGAATGGCGCTCCCTGGTTTATGCCTCGCTATGATGTACCCAAAGATCCAATGGTGAAGGAGTTCACAGACTTCATGTGGGATCCTTCTGGAAATTCAAAGCTGGATGAGAAGAGTAAGCAGCGAAATACTTATCATATTCAGCAGTTCTTCAAATGCTTCAAGATTGACATCTCCAAGCCTTTCCAGTGGGAAGACCTTGTAGGAAAACTTGGATGGGTCATTGCTGGACAGAGGACGACTGATGACTATGGAGTTCAGAACTCAGTCTCCAAGTACATTACAGGCCAGGGTCAAGACAAGACAGCTACTCCAGTTGATCCTAATTATTAGCCGAATTGTGGGTGTCACTTAAAACTATCGGTTACTTAGTGCGAGAAAATCCGAGCCCACAGTCTGGAGTTAAGAATGGAAGGAATAGCTTTATGTCCTCGATGCGGAAAGAAAACCAGAGTTCCACTAACAGAGCACTCCTTCTCAGAGTGTCCATATCCTATTCATAAGGTGAGGGTAATACCTGGTGAAAATAAAGGAGCACAAATGAAAGACAAAGAATTTCTAAAGTGGATTCATGATAGACTAGTAAATGTTCATGGAGAGAATATAGATACAGATTATATGTACAAACTCAGGGCTATAATATACAACACTGATGAGAGAGATTTCTCTATCAACAGTCTATCCTTTGAAGAAGATGAAGAAGTTCGAGATATGGAGGTTGGAGATGCCTAGTGATAAATACTGTCCTCGGTTTATATTTGAGATTTCTGAGGAACAGAAGGCTAGAACAAATAAACTACTCGGCCAGTTTGGAATCCGCAAAGCTATCTTCAGTCCAATCTTAGACGACGTTCTTGATATGATAGAGCGTCATGGGGATAAGTTTGTAGGGGCTATAGTAAGTGGAATGGTTAAGCCGAGAGAAGTAATCTCGTCACTTGGGAAGGCTAGTAAGACTGCGGAGGGTATAGAAAATGTCGAAAGTCAATGAATCTAAAGTTAGAAGGGCAATAAGAGAAATAGTAGAAAACTCTGGTGCTACATGGATACGTGATTATTCCTCCAACAAGGAGAGGTTAATAGATGGACTCTACCTTTTTATCTTAGATGAGCTTAAGCAATCCCTGAAAGACTTAGAGGAGGCATGTGGCCAATCTTGACGATCTTGGTATCAAATCAATCTCTGACATGACAGTAGATGAAGGCTTGGAACATCTGCGTCTCATTCGCTTAAGTAGACGAACTCCTGTCAGATCACAAGTGACTAAGGTTACTCAGCCTAAGAAACCTAAGGTTGATATAGGATCTATGAGTCAGAAGGATAAGGAAGAGTTGCTGAAGATACTTACTGGAGGATAGTTTTATGGTTAAGTATATAGATAAAGAGCTTACACTTAATATAATTCTTTCTATGGTTAGTAAAACCAGACAATATATGGGAGAAAGAAAATCCGCTCCTTATGCTAGAGCTGCAAAAGATATTCTTATTAGTCTTGGAATAAAAAGCCCTAGAGAGTTAGATGATCTAATAAATAGAGATAAGTCAGTAATCCTTCAACCAATAAGGAGTAATCGTGATTAACGTAGGCCGTGTAGGAATGATCCCAATCTCTAGCATCAAGGTTGGTGAAGATCGTGTTCGTGAAGTAATGGGAGACCTTGAGTCAGTAAGAGAGAACATGAAAGAGGTAGGACTAATATCTCCTCTTGCTGTCAAAGATCTTCATGATGGAACTTACTTACTACTAGCTGGCGAGAGAAGATATACAGTTCTCCTTATTGAGGAAAACAAAGAAGTCCCTGCCAAGATCTATGACAACGAACTAACCCCACTTGAAATCAAAGTAATTGAGAAATCAGAAAACTTCTTCAGAAAGGATCTAGAGTACTGGGAATTTGATAAGCTCACTCTCGAAATCCACCGGATGAAGCAAGAACTCTATGGAGTCAAAGCTCCTGGACCTGATCAGGAGGGCTGGGGAACTAGAGATACAGCAGAGATGGTTGGCTTCAAGAGTGCTACTGAAGTAAGTCAATCTATCAAAAGGGCTGAGGCTAGAGAGGCATTTCCTGAGTTATTTGAAACTTGCAAGACTGCTTCTGATGCTTCTAGAGTAATTGACAAAGTTAGTGAAGCTGCTATTAAGCAACAACTAGCAGCAAGACTGGAGAGTCAGACTGCAGATGTGACACTAGCCAAGCTAAATAATTCCTATGTCCTAGGTAACTTCTTTAAGTGTGCTAAGGATCTTCCAGAAGGAATATTTCACTTAGTCGAGATAGA